CATTAACGGATCCAACGCACAGTAGTCCTGCTTGTAGAGTAAGAGTTGGTGTGTTTTGGGAGGAATCCACTCCCACATCAAATGATACCGTTGCCTTTGCAGATGTTCTGGAACTAGGAACATAACCAATATTTCTTGCTAGAGAAACAACATTTTCACGAACGGTTGCAGAATCCAAAAAGGATTCATTTACCACCATATTCGAGTTGAATGCCGTAATATAGGTGTTATATGCTAGTGTATCTATTAAAATGGAAAAATTAGATCCATCAAAGTCAAAATCCGTGAATTTGGAGTTTGCACGGAGATAATCCTTAATAGAAGTCTTAATTTGATCAAAATCTAGATTTGTAAATTTAGTAAAAGGCATTTTATCTTGCTGCCTCTAATATAAATGAATATTCTTGAGTTGGTATCTCTTGACCAATAATATCAAAGATGATTGTCACATCAAATCTATTTAAGTCTGGATCCGGATCCACCTGAACTTGTATATTATCAACTCTTGGCTCAAAATTATCGATTGATAATTTAATTTGATCTTCAATTATCGAGGCAGTACCAAAATCGACAAATTCAAATAAACTTCCTGTAATATCAGACCCAAATATCGAATTAAAAAACTTTTCTTGTGGGATAGTCTGCACAATATTTCTTACGGATCTTCGAATTGCACTTGCATCCTTTAATATAGGTAGATCCTTTGTTACCGGATGTGGTTCAAAGGATAAACTAATATCAGTAAATGATTTGGATATCCTTTGAATCGCCATCTAATGAAAGGTTTTCATTTATTTATACTACTTCCAGGCATGTCCGTAGACTGGTTCGGTTCCATATTCCCAATCATCATAGTCTTCATCATTGCGAATTTTTTCGTGCAGTTCAACTTGCTTTTTTAGGTCATGTTTTGGTGCAATATCATAAACAACTTCTTGCAAGACTCTTTTTTGATTTTTTTCTGATTCGAATAGCATTTGTGAAACTCCTGTTTTAAGAATAAAACAGAACTTTTATGAAGGAGGTTTCTATCTCCTATGTCTATTTAACGATCTACTTCACGCAAGGAATATGAATCAGAATTAAGGTACTTTAGGAGTTCAATAGCGATTAAACGAGGGTTTCCTTCACCACAAGTATAAACATCAACTGCTAAACATCCATTTTCCGGCCAAGTATGACAGGAAACATGACTTTCGGAGAGAGATATAACAATTGTACACCCTTGTGGTACAAAAGAATGTGTAAATGTGTTTAAAATAGTCATTTTGGCACGATTAATGCCCCTGACCATTGCTTTTTGAAGCGATTGTGCATCATTAATCGCTTCAAAATCAACATTATACACCTCTAAGAGCAGGTGCCTACCCATTGAAAATCGTTTCAATTTATACTTGTCTTAAAAAGTTATTTATTTTCTCTTTCTTGTGCTGTTTTCCAAAAATATTCATCCTCATTACCCATTGCAAGTCGTTCGTAACTGTTTTCGACTTGATAATATCGTGTAGAGACCTTAAAGTCTGGTGTTTTTGGTTCTATAGGAGTTAAACTGTTATCATAAATGCGTATTCTATTATTAGGATAGAGTGCGAATTGCCCATTTTGTAGTTCAATCAAGTTATGAGACTTATGTTCCGCTGGATTTTCACTTGTTGCATAGTTAATGAAATCCGGATCTTGATGATAATTATCTAAGGTACAAAGATAGGTGCCTTTTTGAGTACCAAAGTCGCGTGTATAACATTCATAGTCCATAGATCCAATAAACTGTTTTTGAACCGCAACAACTCCATAATCCATGCAGTTCCAGAATTGTAAGTTGGGTAGGTCTAGGTCAGGTGTAGGAGTTTCCGGACGCGAGACAAAGGCACTAATAGGTAACTTATCATACATTGCGGCATATTCTGGTAAATAAGTCTCAAAGTAAAAGGCGCGTCCAGGTATTGATTTAGCGGACACCCAAACACCCTTTACAAATTCCCCCCAACCTTCTTGATGATCTGTAAGATATTCTTTACGAACCCAAACTTCTTGTGATGGTAAATTAACTATTAAACAAGCCATGTAGACCTCTTTTTAAGTATTCATCCCCTACCCTGTCCTCTATATTTTTTAGGTGCTCCATTGCGAA